GCTTCAATGCTACCAATACTTGTGAATTTAACTGCTCCTAAACCTTTAGGTGTTAAATCAATACCGACATTACTATCATCTCCAGTTCCAGACAACGTTGGATTATTAGTAGTCGCTGCGTTTGCAAGAGTTAACTCATTTACGGCAGAACCAGTTGCTGTTAGTTTTAATAACTCAGCTCCACCTGTGTCTAATACTGAAGTTCCTATTGCAGGAGATGTTAAAGTTTTATTAGTTAAAGTTTGAACACCAGTTAAATCAACCATGCCCACATCGATAATGTTAGGGTTAGTTACGTCATCAGCTTTTGCCATTAACATTTTTGTGCCTTTATCAGTAGTAGCAAAAGTTACGCTGTTTCCTGATCCAGACGCGTATTTAAATTCAACAGTAAAAGCTCCTGATGTAGAGTTTCTTATTACGTAAAGTTTTTCTACGTCAGTAGGTATAGTGACAATTCTATTTCCTGTGATTGTCCCTGTTAACTCAATCATATTTTGTTGAGCTGTTCCAGTAGTGTTTCCGTCAACAACATCTAAAGCAGTTGTGCCTGCTCCACCAGCGATTGATGTTTGATTAAATCCACCTACGATTTGTTGTAATAATTGTAAATTTGTATTTGTTTTATCGCCCCATGTACCCGCATTTTCACCGGTTACTTGAAGTTCTACTCCGAGAGCTGTATATGATGATGCCATAATTATTAAATCCTTATATTGTTATTTTACTAAAATTAAGCAGCCAAATCAACCTCAGTCCAAGTATTATTGACTCCTAAATCTACTTCATTCCATGGTGTAATATTAATTGAGCCGAGTGTTCCAGTCAACTGTATGCCAGTTAAGTCAATAACACCAGTGCCTGTTACTGTTACACCAGAAATAGATGATTGTAATTGCGAACCTGTAGCTTCAGCTATTGAAACAGCATCTGCTGAAGGTGATAGGAATGCCATAGGGATTCCAGTAGGATTTACTAATGCAAATCCTTCAGCTGTTTCTTCACCTATATTTGATTGTAATTGAATACCATCAGGATTTATTAAAGTTAATGCACCGACCTCTACTGACTCAATTGAAGATTGCATAGCAATTCCTGCTAAAACAAAATCTAAATCTTGAGCGCCTACTGCGTCCCCTATTGAAGACTGAGCTTGTAAACCAAAAGGAGCTACGTTACCTTCAGCGGTAGTTTCGTGCGCATCTCCAAGCGTTGATTGCAGCTGTATACCTGTTGGTTCTGCAATAAAGTCTGTAAATCCTTGTTCTTCACCGATTGTAGATTGTAAACTTAATGAGCCTAATTCAACAGAGAATGCTACGTTCCATGCACCGTTACCCCACTCTAGTCTACCCCATCCGGTGTTGACCTCCGCATCAATTGTTACATCTGTGACTGTTGTTTGTAATTGTATTCCATCAGCTTGTAATGTGCCAGCTATTCCCCAACCTTCATTATTATTCCAAGTTTTTCTACCCCAACCTGCATTTATTTCGCCTTCAGTTCCTTCTTCACCAATATTAGTTTGTAATTGGAAAGACTCAGTATTAATTGTAACATCAGACAAGTTACCCCAACTTCCTTTAGAAGAGTTCCATACTCCACCTCCCCAGCCAAACTCAGGAAATGCGTTAGATGTTCCTATTGAAGATTGTAGTTGTATACCAGAAACTTGAATATCAGTTGCATTAACTTCTCCCCAGTTTCCGTGTGACCAGGTATTTCCGCCCCAACCTCTGTCAGAAAATGCATCAAAATCACCTATGGAAGATTGTAAACTTAAGCCATCAATTGATAAAGCTAATTCATTTTGTGTACCCCATTCACCAAAATTCCAACTTAATGCGCCCCACGTAGTTTGTGTTAAATCAATAGCGCCACCCATACCAATTCCATGAATGTAACAGGCATAATAAAAATCTGTTTCAGATTCAGGAGTAACTTCTATGTACCTTGTTCCAGCAGCATTAAAAGTTGTTGTATTAAAATAATTTGCTTGAGATGTTGCACCATCTAAATAATAAGAAACTCCAGTGCCATAGACATTGGATTGTGGATTAGAAGTTTGAGTAGCAAAAAATAGAGGGTGGTTGTCATTAGTAGCTGCACTTTGATCAAATCTTAGCGTTGCTCCTTTGACCCATTTTAAATCTATATCTCTAACACCATTAAGATAAAAAACGTTACCAGTTGCACCCCCACCGAGGTATAGGCTGCCCGTTGCTACAGTAACGGTGTAAGTTAATTGTGCCATAACACCGGGCTCCTAAATTATGCGATTCTAATTATAGCTTGTGTGTTGTTTGGGTTAGGAAACTGAATCGTAAAAGTTCCTGACGTAGCAGTTTTATCACCGCCAAAGTCCAATACACAAACAGATTTGTTACTGTTTGAAGTGTTATAAATTAAAGCACCTCTTGCTGTTAATGTTACACCTGTAAAAGATAAGTCTGAAAAATCTACGAATGCTACTGTTCCTTGAGTTGAAACAAGAGCGTTTACTAAAGCTCCTCCACCTTGCGTGTACTGTCCACTATTTGCAACTTGGTTTCCAGTAGAGTCTCCTGGATAAGCAGTAGTATCTGCCCCAATTGATGCTTGTGAAGTGTATAAAGCTAATTTAAAAACATCTCCAGTTGTTGGAGTGAAGTCATGAACACCTTCAAGAATCTCTTCCTTGAATGTGTTTGTAATTGCGTTTGTTGTTATTGCCATTTTATTCTCCTTATAAATTTTTATGGTGATGGAGCCGGAACACGAGTTCTCGGTTGACCATCTGTATACTGACCTCTTCTTCTTGATCCCATTTGTTCAAGAGCAAAAGCCTGTAATTCTGTATCATACCTTGTTTTGTAGAGGTTGTACATATCCTGTGGTCCTTTGAGGTAAGAAAAGCATTCCACTAAAACACCGTATAAAAGTAAATTTTCGTGTTGATCTGACAACATAGTTGATGTCGTCGAATCAAAATGTGGTGGATTTTTAACGTATTGAATTTGTATAGCTAAAGCTGAACTAGGCGTAGGCGCTACTATTATATTTTTATCATTATAATTAGCATAGTATTTTGGCACACCAGTGTTACCATCTGGGTTGAATTCAGCTATAAAAGTTTGATCTCTCTTTTCTAAAAAAATTTCAGAACTACCACTTGTAATTTTTACAGCTCTTAAATAAAGTAAATCACCAGGTAAACTAACTGCTCTGTTAGAACTAGTAAAAGTAGAATTAGAAAACTTTCTTAAATCATCATAATCAACAGCTCCTGCTATAGCTAATTCAGTGTTTCTAATAAACTGATCCAGCAAAGTATCTGATAAAACAGAGCTTGATACCTCTGTATAGTTTCTTACTTGTGTTAAAAAATTTGTATAAGTTATTGCCATTATGAAATACCTATTGTTACTGAATTAATTAAAGCTGTAACTTGTCTTCTTTTATTTTGTAAAGAAGGATCTGCTGGTTTCATCTCACTAGTGCCTTGATTGTTAAATGCAAAATCACCGGGCAAAGTTAGATTAGCAACTCCAACAGTTATACCTCCAGAGTCAGCTATAGTTACATCATTGCTAGCTACTGTTGTTGGTTGTTGAAATTTTTGCACTCTAGGATTCCTTAAAGCGATCGCATCAGCTTTTGTATGTGGTGGATCTAACTGGGGATGTTTAGGCTCAAACTCTGAAATATGCACCAAAGAACCATTCCACTCCTTTACCATTTCTGTGTAAGGAAAAGCTTGCCCTGATCTATCTGATATTGCTTTTGATCTTTTTCCTCTAGCAAATGCCATTATGCAACTCCATCTCCAAAGTAATTTTGTGGTGAAATGTAAACAGAAGTTCTCTGGCCATCTTCTGTTAATGCTCTTTGTAATTCATCCTCATAAATTAATCTTAAGGTTTGTATTTTATCTGGTGTTTTTTTCATCGCTAAATAATAAGCTAACCCAGAACACATACACGGTAAAAATCTATAAGCGACATCAGCTTGATTAGTGTAGGCTCCCGCATCTTCAATTCTATTGATTGAAAAATATTTTAAATGTGTAAATGTAGAAGCATCTGGAGTTAAGTATAAATTAATTACAGGAACAACTTGTCTATCAACATAATATTGTGAAGGTTGTCCTTGAGCTCCTTTATTAGGTAAAGCAGCAAAGGCAGATCTATCAATTTTTGTTAAAGATACATCCTGAGTATTTGTTTCTACTCCAGCAGTTGTAGATATGAAAGCTTCTAATACATCACTAACTTTTGTTGGCACAGTGTATTGTGCAGTGCCTTGAGTTAATGCTTGAGTCTGTTGTTCGACTTTAAACAAATGAACGCCTCTATTGCCCCATTCAGAAAAAAGTAAATTTAAACTTCTTCTTGCTGATTTAAGGTCATAGCCTGAGTTAGTACGTATGCCACATCTTTCATACGCTTCCTCTATGATATCATCGATATTTAAATCGAATGCTGTTGTTCCAGACGTTGCCATAATTCATTACATTAAGTCGTTATAATAATCCATAGATTTACCAGGAACCATTTGTTCATCCTGTAAACCCATTCCTGAAGTTCTCGCAGCACCATAACCTCTAACAGACTTGCCAGCCATTGCTTTCATGACTTTACCTTTTTTAGCAAAACCCATTTTTCTAGTTACATCAGGTCTTTTAGCTTTTAGCTTTCTAAGACCTTCGCCTTCTGGACCTTCTGGAATTTTTTTCAAATTAGCCATATTTCCTCCTTTATATCCTTGTGCTTTTAATTTTTTAGTTGCTTCTTTCAAACCGCCTCCTTTGTAGTTTAACATTTTTGTTACATCACCAGAATCTCTCATAGCTTTATCTGGATCTCTTCCCCCTTTTATGTAAGCTTTTCTTGCCATCTCTCGTGGACTCTTACCAGGTTCAAATTTTTTAATACTTGTCACTGCAACAGTAGCTAAACCAATTGGAGTAGCTGCTCTAGCAAATTTTGCCACTCTTAATGCTTTGCTTGCTAACCTAGCCTTAGTAGGAGTTTTTTTCAGTTGTGCTATTAATTTATTTTGCTTTCCTAAACCAGCTTTT